TAAATAAAGGAAAGGGGATTTTACTCCCCTATCCAACCCCCCTAGTTAATAGCAAATACTTCCATTAGCTGTTGGCTGACATACTGTCAGTTTATCAGTACCATAAATAAATGTAGTTTCATCATTAGATAATCCTACCTCATAATTCACTGATCCTTCATCATCTACATATACAGACACATCATCTGATCCATCAATAATGACTAATGATCCATCATCAGTCCAGACACTTTCTGCTTTTAAATTCGTATTTAATACCGCCATACCTACTAAAAAACCAAATAATATATATTTCATAATAACTCCAATGTAAGTGCAAAATAGCACCATAAAACAAATAATATATTAATTAAGTAATTTGTGCAAATATGTTTGCAATTAAGTTGCAATCATGTATAATTTAGTTATAACAACAAAGGAGATTAAAATGATACTAACAGACAAAAAATCAATCACTAACCTAATCGGACAAGACATCGTTTCTGAAATAGCTGACGATCATGTCTACAGCAACGCTGAAGATCAAGCTAAATATCCAGTGGTCGCAAGACTACAGGAAGCATGGTGGGAAGCTGTTGAAGACCTTCTTGATGCATATCAAATTGAACAATTTCTTGAAAGAATAGATTGGGATCAGATTGCTCAAGATTCAATAGAACAAGCTGAAATCAGAAAAGAGTCTGACGAAGAAGAAGAAGACTTTGATGGTTATATCTATGACCGAGAAACTGGTATTTGGGAAGAAAAAAAATATTTTTAATAACAAAGGAGATAATAAAATGCAACAAAAAATAATGGAAGAAGCTAACCAACATTTTGCAATTAGTAATTTTGCAGAAATCGTACTAGACTCTGGAGCAAATTCAGTTCTAGGTTTAATCAAGCAACTTAACCCTGATGCCTACCAAGAATTAATTATGGCATCACAAACAAAGGAGATCTAAATGAATAAGTATGAAAAAAAAGTTGATCTTGCTAAAAAAATACATGGTGATAATTGGAAAGATTATTTAAGTGAATATGGTTTATCTGCTGATTATGTTTTTTTGGTTATTGAAAGAGATGATCAAAAAGCTATTGAATTAGAAGTTGTAATTGAATCACCATTTGATAAAGAAAATACATTTGGCACAACATATTTTAGCAATGGCAGTCCTTATCATTATGATTGGGAAGAAGATAATCCTGAAATTACATTAGCCGATTTATCAAAAGAGCAAATCAAAAAAGCCAAAGAAATTTGGAAAACTTTATAGGAGATTAAAATGAAAGAACTAATTGAAATTCAGCAAGAACTTAAAGCACCAAAAGGTCAGTTAAATAAATTTGGTAATTATAACTACCGAAGTGCAGAAGATATTTTAGAAGCTGTAAAACCTTTACTGGTTAAACACAATGCATTGTTATTAATTACTGACGAAGTTAAAGAGGTAGGTAATTATATGTATGTAGAAGCTACAGCAGTTTTTCAGATAGGTGAAAATGCTATTAGCGTTAAAGCTCAAGCTGGTATTAATCCAACTCGCAAGGGTATGGATATAAGTCAGAGTTTTGGATCTAGCAGCAGCTATGCAAAGAAGTATGCACTAGGAAACCTTTTACTTCTGGATGATACAAAAGATGCAGACAGCAAAGATAACAGTGCTGTTAACAAGCCATCTACACCAGCAGAACTAAAGAAAGCAAAAGAAACTTTAGAAGAAGCTCATGAAAGTGGTGCATTAAAACAAGCATTTTTTGAGTTATCAGATGTACAACAATCTGAATTAAGGGATTTTGCTAATGAGCTCAAACGAACATCTTAAAGATAATCGTAGGCACAATATCATAACTGCATCTCAATCTTGGGGTGCAGTCTATGAAAGGCAAAAACTTTGGAGAGAAAAAACTTTCCGAGAAAAACCTTTTGAGGGTAATGAAATGACCCAGTGGGGTAATGACCATGAAGAAGTTGCATTAAGAACTTTTGAAAGGCATATGAATGACATTTGTGAGAATGGTAATAAATTAATTGTGCATCCAGATTTACCTATAGGTGCAAGTGCAGATGCATTTTTAAATGGCATACCTGTAGAAATAAAATGTCCGTTTACACAAAGAATTTATCCGACTATCCCAGATAGGTATTGGGTACAGATGCAGATACAAATGTTAGTAAGTAATTCAGTTGCAGCACATTTTGTTGTATGGACTCCAGAAGATTTTCATACGGAGTTGGTACAATACGATCAAGAATTTATTGAATGGTACATACCTAAAGCAAAAGAATTTTTAGATTATGTAGCGGAAGATAAAGAGCCACCTCGCTATAAGAGGAAACCTGTTTTTAATTTTAATAAGGAGAAATAAAATGGCAGTAGTAGGAATTAGTGCAAGTATTGATGTAACAAAAATTGACAAGGAAAAACTTGTTAAAGGTAAGAAAGGTACATACCTAAACATTACGGCTTTTGTAGATACAGAAAACAAAGACCAATATGATAACAATGGTATGGTCACTCAATCAACTACACAAGAGGAAAGAGAGTCTGGCACTCGTGGAGCTATTCTTGGTAATACAAAAGTATTTTATCAGGGAGATTCTAAACAAGACTCCAGTCCTAAACAAGCTCAAAGTTTTGACGAGCTAGAGTCAGATGTACCTTTTTAATATAGTGTTAGGAATAGCTCTCATGATATTGGGAGCTATATCCATATTAGCTTGGGGATTTTTATTTTATTTATTAATTCAAGAAGTAGTTGAAATATTTTTAGCTCACAAAAGGAAAAACAATGACTTATAAGGAAGCAATTAAATTATTTAACAATGATGCTAAAAAATTAGCTGATGCATTAGAGTGTACACACCAAATGGTTTACCAGTACAAAAAAAATCCTGATGCTGAACTACCGAAAGTTAGATCAATTGTGTTAGAAGCAAAGTTAGGTATTTACAAACTAGAACCCAAAGGAGAGTAATATGAAGTGGTTTAAGCATGATTCAGATGCTAACCTAGATGATAAGTTGCAACATCTAATGTTAGATTATGGATTAGAAGGTTATGGATTATATTGGTATTGTTTAGAGCTTATAGCTAATAAGTTTGACATTAATAATATAAATTTTGATCTTAAACATGATGCAAGGATCATAGCTAGGAATACAGGTTCTACTGAAGAACGAGTCAGTAAAATGATGTTAAAAATGGTAGAACTTGGTTTGTTTGAAGATTCAGAAGGTATGATCACTTGCCTAAAATTAGGTAACAGATTAGAAACTAGTCAAACTGGAAACCCTGTAATGAGAAAGGTTATACAGCAAATTAAAGATAAATCATGTCATAGTCATGACTCTGTCATGAGAGATAAGATAAGATTAGATAAGATTAGATTAGATAAGACTAGAGTAGATAAGAAAAGAAAAGACCAACAAGTGGATGATGGTTTTGATTTATTCTGGAACGCTTATCCTAAAAAAGTTGGCAAAGGTAAGGCAATAGAATCATGGCAAAAATACAAACCTGATTTAGACACTGTGTTAAAAACTTTAGACTGGCAAAAGAATAGTAAGCAATGGTTTAAAGATGGCGGTGCATATATACCTAACCCTACCACTTACATTAATCAAAAAAGATGGCTTGATGAACCAACAGAGGAGATCACATTTTGAATAACGAAGATAAAGGTAAGTTCAAAGAGATGTTAAATACAGTCTTTGACATTTACAACAGACCTCATGCAGACCAAAATTTATTAAGAGTTTGGTGGATGAAATTAGTTACTTACGATATAGGAATTGTTAGTAAGGCATTTGATAGTTGGACTACTAGCAGCAGCAAAGCTCCAACACCACACGATATTATTTTGTTATGCAGACAAAAAAAATTAGATGCTCGTGTACCTAACAAACTTACTTATAAACCAATGAGTCCTGAAAGACGAAAAGAGATGTCTGACAAGATACAGGGACTAATTAAAAAAATGACAGGAGTTGTATGAACTTTAAATTAAATAAAAATAATCTAGATGGACTAATAACAAAATTAAAAGATCTAGATCAAAATGTATTATGGTCAGTAACAGTTAAGCCATATAAATCTACAAGGTCACTAGACCAGAACGAATATTACTGGAAGCTAGTAACTGAACTTGCAGATTATTTTGGACTAAAGTCTAAAGATGAAATGCATGAAGTGTTATTATATAAATTACTATCTGAAGAAAAGCAGATAAAGAATTTAAAGGTAATGACTATTGGTAGCACTACTAAACTTAATGTCAAACAATTTAACGAGTACCTAGAAAAAGTTAAAGAGTTTGCGAGAGGATATGGTTTTAAACTTGGCGAAGAAGAAATCAAAGACTAAAGATGAAAAAAATTGGCTTAACCGAATTAGTAATTTTGGTTGTGTTATTTGTAGGAAGCATTATGAGATTGATGATTTACCCCCAGCAAATTGTCATCACATTAGGCAAGGTATGGGAACAGGTCAAAAGAACAGTCACTACATGGTGCTACCACTTTGTTGGGAACATCATCAAGGTCAGGATGGATTTCATCATGCACCAAAAACTTGGCAAGATAAATATGGAACTGAAGCAGAACTTTTAGAATGGGTTTTAGAGAGGTTAAAATGAAAATAAAATTAATAGAAAAAATTGTAAATAATTTATCAGACGATTTACTTAAAAAAGAATATAGGTCTATACCAAATAAAAATAAATTTACAGGTCATTGTTATGTAGCAAGTGAAACATACTATCATTTAAGCAAGGATGATCTAAAGGTGTACCATATTAAACATGAGAATAGCACTCATTGGTTTTTAAAAGATAGCAATGATAATATTATTGACATTACTAAAGAACAATTTAAAACTTGTGTACCTTATGAAAAAGCAAGACGAGGGTTTTTTCTAACAAAAACTCCAAGCAAAAGAAGTTTAAAGTTAATAGAAAAAATAAATAAAATATGAAAGTAATTCCAATACAAGTTAGAGAGTCTGAAGAATGGATTACACAAAGGCATTACGCAAAAAGGATGCCTTCAATATCGTATGCTTATGGTTTATATGATGACTCTAATATGGTCGGTGTTTGCACTTATGGTATGCCACCAAGCAGCACTTTAGCTGAAAGCATTGTTGGTAAAGACTTAAAGCAATATGTAATTGAGTTAAATAGGTTAATATCAGAAGACAATTTACCAAAAAATTCATTGTCTTTTTTTGTAGCTAGTACATTAAAAATGTTGCCTAAAGATTTTGTTGTTGTGTCTTTTGCTGATGCAAATATGGGACATAATGGATATATTTACCAAGCAACTAATTTTATTTACACAGGTGTATCCTCAAACACATCAAAATTAATAGACAAGTATGGCAATGAGTTTCATTTTAGAAACATAGGTCATTATCAAAAAGATAATAGACTCAATGTTGGTTTAGTAAAGAGAAGGGTTAATGAAGAAAGTATTGACAAAATAGATATAGCTAATTATTTAAAAAAATACAAAGGCACTTGGACTGCTAAAAAATTAGATAAAAAGTTTGGATATAAAGATACTTGTGCTCATTGGTTTAGAACTGATTCTGGATTTAGTTTTCCAAAGGTTGATGATTGGTTAGTATTAAAAAAAATTTTTAATTTTTGTGATAAATATGACAAGGTAATGTTGGATTACAAATTAACACCATGCCCACAACAAATAATAAAAAAACTAGAATTAAAAAAAGTAAACATTTTACCGAAGCATAGATATATTTACATAAAAGGTAATAAACGATTTAAAAATAAAATAAAAAATAATTTTAAATTACAATCTGTGCCTTATCCAAAAAAGAAAAACAATAATTACGACATAGGAAATGCATCACAGTTACAAACTATTTTATTTTAATAAATTTTAAAGGAGTAAATATGAACTGTCCTAAATGTGAGTATGAAATGATCTGGGGTGGTGATCATGATCTAATAGATAGTGATGCTAGTGAGATTACAAGTTCTAACTTATCTTGTCATAAGTGTGGGACTATGGTTGTTATTTACTGGAGAGATGGCGATGATTGAGTTTGCATTTGTATTATTTGTTTACAACACGAGCATGGATGAAAAATATGTTGGAAATTTTAAGTCATGTGAAATTTCTCAAATTCATTATTTTATGTATGAGAGTAAAAATTATGATGGCTTTAGATGTATTGAAAAAGAATACGCAAGACTTCCAGAAGGAACTCCAATAAAAAATATTGATATGTCTAATGGTAGTTTTAGATACCAAACATTTAAAGAACTTTGTAAAGCTAGGAGAAATTGTACATGAGTAAAGGATCAGGTCGCAGAAAAGAAAACACAAAATTAGTAGAAGCAAACTGGGATAGAATTTTTAACAAAAAGAAAATAGACCCAGAAGAAAAAAGTAAAGATGATGGCTACGGAAACTTGCTGGAAGAAGACAATGGCAAAGACTAGTCCTACCCAGAGGACTTTAGCTAGATTAAGAAAAGAAAATTATGATCTGGTAGAGGTCACTGAAAAATGGTGTGCCTTTAGCAGAAGAAGGAAAGACCTCTTTGGAATAATAGACATCCTTGCATTACACAAAGGAGACACCATAGCCATTCAAGTAACAAGTTATAGCAACATTGGAGCTAGGGTAAAGAAAATTTCTGAAAGTCCCTCTATCGGCTTCCTACGAGATGCAGGGTGGACTATTTTAGTAGAAGGTTGGAAGAAAGAAAAGAATGGTAGGTATACATCCAAAATTGTTGATCTTTCGTGATAAGTAAAACAAATCAATAAAAGTGTGATTAATCTGCAAATTACTTGCATATAAGTGTGTATTTGATATAATTAATGCACAAACAACAAAGGAGATTAATAATGATTGATACTACAAAATTTCACAAAAACGACTATCTGATTACTAAAGATCAGGTAGCAAAATTCATAAGCGATAGACCTGATATGTCTGCAAATGCTTTTGCTAATTTACTTAATGGTGGCAAGTTTGAACTTGATCACTTAAAAGATTTTATAAACAAAGACACTTTTGAAAGTGTTATCAAAGGAGATGTAAAATGACTACAACAAAACTAACTAAATTTGACAAACTTTACATGAAAGCTGAACTCATGCAAGTCAACTTTCTTGCTCAACACGAGTATTTTGAAAAACATGGTGAGCCACTTTATTGTGGCTTTGCATGGGTAGAAGTTCCAGTAACCAGAACCAACAGCAAGGAAGCTAATATGCTGTCTAAATGGGGATTTAAAAAATCTTGGAAACCTAAAACCATGCAATTCTGGATAGGTCAGAAGGTTGGTGAGCATGGTCAATCTATGGATATCAAAATTGCTGGTGCTAAAGCAATGGTTGAGAAACTAAATCAACATGGCATCAAAGCTACTTATGGATGCAGAGCTGATTAACCAAAGGAGATAATCATGGAATATTTATTTGATTTATTTGCAGTTATGGGACTTGTTGGATTATTGGCTTGTCTCATAGAGAATTTTTTGTTATAATCGGAGAGTTGGGATCAGTTCGTCCAGAACTTTCCAACACTCCTTTGTAAATGCCACTTTAATCGGTGGCATTTTTTTTATCTTTTACAGGAAAATTACTATGTGGTCATGGCATATATTTTATGGGGTTCACTTTGGTATTGAGTGGTATCAAGATACCAAGATGGATGACTCTAAAAACAAAAAACACTATGATTATTTTATCGTAGATTTTTTATGCTTGAGGATTCAGCATTGTAAACAGATAGAAAATGTGTGATGAAACCAATGCGAAGACCAATGAGGAAAAAACCCTTGAGCAAAGACAAGAAGAATTACGCAGATGGTTTGAGTCTGTAGGGGATTGTGTATGAGCTTATATGAAAATATAAACAAAAGAAAAAAAGCAGGAACTAGTAGACCTAAATCTAAATCTACTGTATCTGGATCAGCTTATGCAAAAATGAAAGCTGGTTTCCCAAAGAAGAAAAAGAAAAAATCTAAATAGGAGAGCATTATGCAAGTATTAGCAATAATTGGTTTATTAGTTGGTGTAGGTTATGGTGTAGAACATGATTGGAAAGTAGCAAAAGGTTACAAGTCTTATCAAGAGTGCAGAGCTATCCATCCTAAACATCACAACACAATGACATCATGGAAGTATGACCCATGTAATCTAGTTGCCTATAAGGTACAAGAAGTTATCTAAATGATAGAAGTAATTGTAGCTATCATAGGTCTAGGGGTTGGAGACTATACAGACCCCTTAAATTTAAGTGATGAACATAATGACAAAAATATAACAATACAAGAAACTTGTGATGAAACTATCACACAAGATACTTCTGGATATATAAGCTCTATAAAAACTTGTAAAAGTATGAAAACGGAAACTGATTAATCATGAAAGACCCAAGACTGACTAGAGCAGGTGTATCTGGATTTAATAAACCAAAAAGAACTCCAAGCCACAAAACAAAATCTCATGTAGTAGTGGCAAAAGATGGAGACAAAGTTAAAACAATTAGATTTGGTCAGCAAGGTGTAAGTGGTGCAGGTAAAAATCCAACCAGCACTAAAGACAAAAATAGAAAAAAATCTTTTCAAGCCAGACATAGTAAAAACATTGCAAAAGGAAAAATGTCAGCAGCATATTGGGCAAACAAAGTTAAATGGTAAGTAGCCCATGCAATGGAGTTTGTAGGATTATAGAGGAAGTAGGTAAGGAAGCTAGATGCATATCTTGTAAGCGAACCTATGATGATCTAGAACAATGGTTATACTTATCAGAAGAAGGCAGAAAACAAAGAATGGAGCAGCTGAAAAATGGAAGATAACTTTAGAAAGTTTAATCTCTATGACTTATTTAGAAATAAAGGTGAGCTAGAAGCAGGGATGAATCTTAAAGATGCTGCTTTATCTGCAAACTTTTCTAATGACTACCAAACACCAGATAACTTTTTTAACGCTATGGTCGGTGGAACATATCAACCAAACAACGATGAAAACAGAATAAACCCAAGACTAGGTGCTGCACTAGGAACTAATGACATGAATATATCTGGTTATATGGATGACTATACAAAGTCTCTCAATGCAAATATAAATAATTATTCTGGCAGCATAACTAAAAACGCTGATGAAGAACTTATAAAAAGACTAGGGTACTCTAATCCAAATTTTAGTGCTAACATGATCAGTGAGCCAGATAACACAACTTATTCTATAGAAGGTTTATTAGGCACAATGCTTGGCGGTGATGTAACTGCTGAAGCTATGAAGGATAACTACAATAAAAGAATAATGTTTAACTATCTTAAAAACTTTTAAGGAGCAATGACCCATAATGGAGTTGCATAACAATGGAATACTATACATATATACACTTAAAAAATAATCAACCTATTTATGTAGGCAAAGGTAAAAACAACAGAGCTTACACAAAAAGAGATTATGATAATCATACTGTAAAGATCATAGATAAAAATATATCTGAAGATCAAGCATTAGAGCTAGAAGAATTTTTAATACAAGAGATAGGTATTGATAATTTATATAACAAAAGGATTAAAGGTAATATTGGTAGGGGGGTAGGACTTAAAGTTAATTATAAAAACTTTAGTAACTATAAAAAAAGTCTTAAAAATACAAATGAAATATTATTAGTTGCCAACCAAATAATAACAGATGCTTGTAACGGAAACATAAAGGCAATAAAGCTATGTTTTAATGCTGTTGATAAAAAATATACACAAGTATGCAATGATAAATTACTTACAAACATTTTAAAGGGTCGGGTAGTATCATATTCAATTAAAATCAATGACTTA